TTCAAATTGACGCACGACATGCGGGTGGAACTTACCTTCCGGCGTACCTTGTTCCATATCCATGGGCAGGTTGATTCGGTTGGGCGCCCTGCCTTGCGTGACAGCAAAATGAACGAGCGTCACCTTGCGCGGCTGCTCCAGTAGTGACCACACATGCGGGTCCATGCCCAGCTCCAGGAGCTTGTCCAGAACCAGCTTTTCAAAGTGTTCAAAGTGCGACAGGAAATAGTCGTTCGGTTGAGGCGTGCCTACAGTCTCATATGGCACCTTTTCTGCGAGTGCAAAGTCAAACATAATGGCTCCAAGATATTGAAATGGGTGAGTGCATTTTATGGAGGTGGAGGGTTGATTGCAAGGGAGGGTGGCACGATAAAGGCGCTGCTAATTTGTACGGGCTAACGCAAAAGATATGAATTGCAGTAGGGCTAATTTTCGGGGGGGTGCCTATGTAGGTAATTTCTTTTCGGTGGTGGTGTGAGGCAAGCCACCCCCTACACCGATAAATACCCCTACTCACCTAGATACTAATCCTAATAATATGTATCTTAAGTAGTAGTAAGTATATGTACTGTATAGTGTTTTCAGCGATTAGCAGGTCTCGCTATTTCACCCGAGATTAGTGCCAAAAGACAATTAGCAAACCGAAATTAGCCCGATCTTTTCACTATCACCCCGAAATGTTTGATGGTTTGGACGACTCCAAACTGGTGCCGCTCTAAATAGACGATCGTCTGGTGACGCTGCTGGCACGCTGCGGCGCTTGCACTGTGGTCATAATAACGCTCGTTTGTGTTCAAAGCAGGGTGTTCATATACTTGTGATCGTTCCCTTGCAGTTGCCGCTATGAGGGTTTTGAGGAGCTTCGGCTCCTCGCTTTTTATTCGAAGGAGTATGGAATGAGCGTAGGCGCAAAACATCCGCACTATCACAAAGACGTGCGACACTTGCAGACGATTGACGTTTATCGTGTGCTGGCATTGTTCAACGTCACTGACCCGTGCATTCAGCACGCTGTCAAGAAGCTGCTCGTCGCTGGTGGGCGCGGTGCAGGTAAGGACATCACCCGCGACGTACAGGAAGCGATTGACAGCTTGAACCGCTTCATGGAAATGAAGGTCGAGGACGTTGTCGGAGACCAGAAGGCATTGGACAACGCTTGCGGAGGTGCCAAGTGACACAGTCCAAGTCGATGAGCTTGCTGGAAGCGGTGACGAATACTGTTGTAGGCTTGTTCCTTGCGTTCATGGTGAATGCTGCACTCATGCACTGGACAGGCGTAACGGCGAGCCCGATGCAGAACCTGCTCATTGTGAGCGGCCACACTGTGGTCAGCGTAGTGCGCTCGTACCTGCTCCGCCGCTTGTTTAATGCAGGTTGGCGCCCGCGCCTACAGGCATGGTGGATTGTGACACGTCCGCGAGTGGAAGAGTTCCTTGACCGTGCGTCATGCTGGTATGGACGCTCCGGGCGCGGTGCGCCTATACTGCACGAACCGCCACCGTGCGTGAATTGCAGGTGCATGAAGGAAGAGCAATTGCGAAACAAGTTCAACGAGGAATCAGCATGAGTATCAACATTCGACAGAAGGGGCAGGAAGGGGAGCGTGAGATTGTTCGCTCCCTGGAGCCTATCGTGCAGCGCCTGCTGAAGGAAGGGGGCTACCCTGTGCCCGACAAGCCTATCATTCAGCGAAACCAGAATCAGTCCGCTGTGGGCGGCAGTGACCTGAGCAATACGTTCGGTCTGTGCATCGAGGTGAAACGTCAGGAGCAGTTGTCCATCAATACATGGTGGAAACAATGTACCGACGCGGCTAAGAGCAACGGTGAGACGCCTGTGCTCCTGTATCGGCAGAACGGCAAGAAGTGGCGCTGTGTGGTCATGGCCCAGCTTCAGCTGCCGTCTGTGGATGCGGTGAGCAGCATTATGATCGCACGCATCGAAATGTCGTGGGACGACTTTCTGAGCTGGTTTGAAGAATGGGTTCGTCGGAAGCTCCTGCTCGGTGAGGTTCCGCGAGTCTGAGGATGACTGCTTGTTAGATTGATATCCGCTCCGCTATACTCCGAGTGAATTAACTTCCTGGAGTATTAGCGTGAGCGAGATGGCCGAGAGCCTCAGCAAGGCGGAGCGCAAGCTGCGCGACCGTTTTGTGGAGGAGTATCTAGTGGATTACGACGCCTTTGGCGCCGCGATCCGCATTGGCTATTCGGAAGCGTTCGCGCAACAGTACGCCAAGCAGTTTCTGACTGAACCTTACACCCTGAACCGCATCAAAGAGCGTGAGGGTGCGTTGGGCTTGGACAAGGAAGAAGACAAACATCGACTCAAGATCGTTGCTGGCTTGTACCGTGAAGCGAACAATCGTTTCAACAGTGGCGCCGCACGGGTTGCGGCCTACAGCCAGCTCGCTAAAATCGTAGGCATCGAAGCTCCGGTGAAGACCGAACAGGAAGTCCGCGTCAAGGCGGACGGCCCGGAGCTCAGTCACCTGAGTGTGGCAGAGCTGGAAGAGATCAAACGGAAGCTCTATGTTAAGCCTGCCGAGTGAAATAGAACTTGACCGCGCCATCGCACAGCAATCGTTCGCAGGGTTTGTCCGCTCCGCATGGCACGTCCTGGAACCAGCGTCTGAGCTGAAATGGGGCTGGTCGCTGGATGCAATCTGCGAACACCTTGAAGCAGTAACGAGCGGCGAGATTAAACGACTGCTCATGAACGTGCCGCCGGGCTGCATGAAGAGCCTGCTCACTGGTGTATTGTGGCCCGCTTGGGAATGGGGGCCCAAGGGTCTGCCTGGGAAGCGTTACCTAGGCACAGCGCACAAACAGGACTTGGCGGTGCGCGATAACCTCAAAGCACGACGCCTCATTCAGTCCGAATGGTATCAAGCACGCTGGCCTATCAAACTAACGGGCGACCAGAACGCCAAGACGAAGTTCGAGAACGACTTTACAGGGTTCCGCGAGGCAATGGCCTTCACCAGCATGACGGGCTCACGCGGAGACCGTGTTATCCTGGACGACCCGCTGTCAGTGGATCACGCGAACAGTGACGCTGACCTGAAAGCAGCGGAACTCACCTTCACCGAAGCCCTGCCCACTCGCGTGAATAACGACGAGTCTGCCATTGTGGTCATTATGCAGCGGCTCAACGAAAAGGACACCAGCGGCATCATCCTGAAGCGCGATCTGGGCTATGTGCATCTGTGCCTGCCTATGCGCTTTGAGCATGAACGACGCTGCACGACTAGCATTGGCTTCACTGACCCGCGAACCAAGGACGGCGAACTACTGTTCCCGGAACGGTTCCCAGAGGCGACCGTCGTCAGCTTGGAAAAGACGATGGGGAGTTATGCAGCGGCAGGACAGCTCCAGCAACGGCCAGCGCCCCGCGAAGGAGGCATGTTCAAGAAGAGCTGGTTCAACATTGTCCGCGCCCTGCCTACGGACGTGCGCTGTGTGCGCGGATGGGACTTGGCAGGTACGGACGGCGGTGGCGACTGGACTGCTGGAGTTAAGATTGGGCGTCAAAAGAACGGTCGTTTCATCATTGTGGATGTAGCCCGAGATCAGTTATCATCTGCAGGCGTAGAGCGTCTGCTGGTGAATACAGCGTCACAGGACGGTTACGACTGCCGCATATCCGGCCCGCAAGACCCGGGCCAAGCGGGTAAGCAGCAAGCGGCCTACTTGACGAAGCAGTTGGCAGGGTACAAGGTTTCATTCACGCCTGAGACAGGTGCGAAGACAGACCGTGCCGCCCCGCTTGCTGCACAGGCAGAAGCCGGGAACGTGGATATCCTTGAGGCACCGTGGAATGAGGCTTTCCTGGAAGAACTTTGCATCTTCCCGAATGGCGCCCACGACGACCAAGTGGATGGCGCGTCCCGTGCGTTCAACGAGCTTGTCCTGAAGGCGCGGAATATGTTTGATTCATTGTGAGGACGTTATGGCACGAAATGTCAAGACAGTCGGTGCGGCACTGAGTCGCACAGGGAAGCCCGTGGCACTGGTGGAAGCCTCGGACGGGCTCCAGAACTTTGTTGCGGGCCTTGGGACTGATCGCGACAAGATGACCGCTGGGCGGTATGAGCTGCCCCGTGTGCTACCGCGCTCGGAGCTGGAGAATATGTATCGCTCCAGCTGGCTCGCGAAGCGCATCATTAACGCTGTAGCGGACGACATGACCCGCGAATGGCGGACAGTGATCTTTGATGACGAAGACGACGAGCGTCAATTCGCTATCGAGAAGGCTGAGAAGAA